TCAAGGGCGCCGACAACCCGGACTCCCTGCGCGGCGTCGGGATTCACTACCTGGTCATGGACGAGGTGCAGGACATCGACCCTGAAGCCTGGAAGAAGGTGCTGCGCCCGACGCTGGCCTCCACCGGCGGGCACGCACTGTTCATCGGCACGCCCAAGGCGTACAACTTCCTGCACGAGCTGTGGTCGATTGGCCAGAAGGTGGAAGCGCGCGCCTGGCAGAGCTGGCAGTTCCCCACGATCACGTCGCCGTTCATCCCGGCGTCCGAGATCGAGGCGGCGCGCGCCGACATGGACGACAAGTCCTTCAACCAGGAGTTCAACGCCAGCTTCGAGACCATGAGCGGCCGGGTGTACTACCCGTTCGACCGGAAGATCCACGCGGCCAAGCCGCTGGCGTTCAACCCGGCGCTGCCGATCTGGATTGGACAAGACTTCAACATCGACCCCATGAGCTCCGTCGTCTTTCAGCTTCAGCGAAGCGGCGAGCTCTGGGCGGTCGATGAAATCTCCCTGCCCAACTCCAACACCCAGGAGCTGTGCGACGAGCTCGAACGCCGGTACTGGCGCTACCTGGACCAGATCGTGATTTATCCCGACCCGGCGGGCGCCTACCGGGGCCACCAGCGCGGTGAGTCCGACCTGGACATCTTTCGCGAGCGCGGCTTCAAGAAACAGAAGTACCGGCGCAAGCACCCGCCCGTCGCAGACCGCGTCAACGCGGTCAACCGCATGCTCAAGGCCGCCAACGGCACGATCAAGCTCTACATCGACCCGCGCTGCAAAAAGTTCATTGAAGCGCTCGAGCAGACGCTCTACAAACCAGGCGGCCGAGAGGTTGACAAGTCTGGCGGCACCGAGCATTCCGCTGACGCGGGCGGCTATTGCATCGAGCTGGAGTTCCCGGTTCGCAAAATTGAAATCTTGGGCGTGTCTATTTAACTTGCGGATAAGTCAGCACTGACTTATCATCAGCCAAACCACCTATAAGAAAAATGAAAGAACACCTTTCCGAAATCATCCAGCGCCGCCATCCCCTTTACGAGGAGATGCTGCCGCATTGGAATTTTCTTGAAGCCACCTACGAAGGTGGCCGCTCGTGGTTCAAGGACAACATCTTTCGCTACATGAAAGAGGGCGACGAAGAGTACGGCGACCGCGTCAAGCGCGCCTACCGTTTCAACCACACCAAGCAGGTCGTGGACCTGGTGGACAAGTACCTGTTCAAGATTCCCGTGCTGCGCAACGTCGAGGACGCCCCTGATGTCATCAAGGAGTTCTACAAGCGCGCCACAACCAAGGGTCTGGACATCGACACGTTCATGCGTCGGGTCTCGAACGCAACCAGTCGATTCGGACGTGTCTGGGTTGCGGTTGACTCGGCACTGGGCGGGGACTTCGCGACGGAGCTTTCCTCGCCGCTGACCGTGGCCGACCGCAACGCCGCCGGTGGCGCCCCTTACGCCTACATCATTCGCCCGCAGGACATGCTGGACATGGCCTATGACGACAAGTGCGAGCTGATCTGGGCGCTGGTGCGCGAGATTGGCCGCGACGACGAAGACCCGCTGACCTCCAGCGGTCTGCCAGAGATCACCTACCGCTTGTGGACCCGCGAAGGCTGGTATCTGCTGCGCGAGGTGAATGCGTCGCGCGGCCGTGCCGGCTCAGCCGCCAGTGCCACGGGGCGCATGAAGACCAAGGTTGAAGTGGTTGACTCCGGCAACCATTACCTCGGCGTGGTGCCCCTGATCCAGGCGGACCACACCCTGAGCGAGGAAAACTACCAAAGCGACGGTCTGATCGACGACGTCGCCTACCTGGACCGCGCCAACGCGAACTACCTGTCCAACCTGGACGCGATCATCCAGGACCAGACCTTCAGCCAGCTGACCATCCCGGCACAGGGCCTGCTCGCAGGCGAGACTGGCGAGACCGAGCTGGTCAAGATGGGCACCAAGCGAATCTTCACCTACAACGGCGAAGGCGGCGGCAAGCCCGAGTACATCAGCCCGGACCCGCGCCAGGCATCCATGATCCTGGCCGCCATCGGCAAGATCATCAACGAAATCTACCACTCGGTCGGCCTGTCCGCCGAGCGCACGAAAGACGACAACGGCGGCGGCATCGACAACGCCTCGGGCGTGGCCAAAGCCTACGACTTCGAGCGTGTGAACTCCCTGCTGGCGGCCAAGTCGTCCACGCTGCAGGTGATCGAAAGCCGCATCACCAATCTGGTGCTGCTGTGGGAGGGTCAGGAAGACAAGATTCCCGAGACCCCGCTGGCCAAGTACCCCGAGAAGTTTGACACCCGCAGCCTGTACGACGAGTTCGAGATTGCCGACAAGCTCAAGCTGCTGGCGGCCCCGGACCTGGTGCGGCGCAAGCAAATGAAGACCGTCAATGAAAAGCTGTTCCCGGCCGCTTCCGCCAAGGAGACGACCGAGCTCGACGCAGCTTTGAAGGACTGGCCGCCCGAAATCATCGAGCCCACCCCAGGTGGCGCCAAGACTGACGCTGGAGCCGCGAAAGCGGCCGGCACCCCCAAAACCGCCAAGAAATTGGCTGGCTAACCGTGATCCAAGTGACCGGATCGCAAACATCAACAAAAGGCCGAGTGACTGGCCGTAGGAAGAAATAGATGACCGCAATTCAACGACTCATGAAGCTCCATCGCCTGATGAATGCAGCTGGCAGCGAAGGTACTGACACTGGTGGCACCGGCACCGGCACCGGGACTGGCGCCGAAGGCAGCACAGACGACGGAGCAGGTGAGGGCGCCAAAAAAGAAGAGGCCGCTCCAGGCACCGAGGGCAAGAAGGCGGACGACAAACCGGCAGGCATGTCGGAGCCGGACGCCAAGCTGCTCAAGGACATGATGAAGCACAAGGCCCGTGCAGAAACGCTCAATGCGGAGCTGGCAGCGGCGCAAGCCAAGCTGAAAGACTACGACGGCGTGGACGCGACCAAGGCGCGCAAGTTGGTGGCTGACGAACAAGAAGCCGAGCGCAAGGCGGCAGAAGCGCGTGGTGAGTACGACCGTCTGGTGAAACAGATGGCCGAGCGCCACACCGAAGAGACCGCAGCGCTGAACGGACGCATGTCGTCCATCAACTCCGACAACGAAGTTTTGCGACAGCAAATTGCTGATCTGACCGTGGGCAATGCCTTCGGAGCCTCCAGCTTTGTGGCCACCGAGATGACCCTGACGCCTAACAAGGCCCGGATCATCTACGGTGCGCACTTTGAGTTCAAGGACGGCAAGATCGTCGGCTACGACAAGCCAGCCAGTGCAAGTGACCGCACGGTGTTGGTGAACGCGCAGGCCGAGCCGCTGAGCTTCGATGAAGCCCTGCGCAAACTGGTCGATGCAGACGCCGACCGTGACCACCTGCTGCGCACCCGGGCCAAGCCTGGTGCAGGCAGTTCCACCACGGCCAAGGGCGCCAAGGCCGCCGTGTTGCAGGCCGAGAGCCAGAAGGCATCAAACCTGTCACCGGCAGAGAAAATTGCAGCAGGCTTGAAATTGCTTGCAAAGGGTTGAGGAAAACTCGACAATTGCTAAGTCAGCAGTGACTTAGCCAACAACAAGAAAAATAAGGAGTTAATCATGCCATTGCTTCGTGCTGAAGCCGAAAAATTGTCCCAGAACCAAGTTGTTCAGGGCATCATCGAAGAGATCATCACGGTGAACGAAATGTTCGCCATGGTGCCCTTCTCCAAAGTGGACGGCAAAGCCTTCCTCTACAAACGTGAAAACACGCTGCCCACCGTGGCCTACCTCGACCCGAGCGAAGATGTGCCCGAAAGCGCCGCGACGTTCACCGAGGTGATCACCAAGCTGCGCATCCTGATCGGTGACGTGGACGTGGACAAGTTCATGAACGAGACGATGTCGGACACCGAAGACCAGCTGGGCACGCAAATTGCCTTGAAGGCCAAGGCCATGGCTCGCACGTTCCAGGACTCCATGGTCAACGGCGACAACGTCGCACGCCCCAAGGAATTTGACGGTCTGAAGGCGCTTGTCGTCGCTGGCCAGATCATCCCCAACGGTGTCAACGGCGGTGCGCTGACCTTGACCGCGATGGATCAGCTGGTGGACCAGGTGCCGAACGGCCCGGACATGCTGATGATGCGCTCTGGCACCCGCCGTGCGTATGTCGCTCAGCTGCGTGCTGCAGGTGGCAACACCGGCGCGATGATCCAGCATCCGAACTTCGATGTGCCCATCCTGGCGCACAACGGCGTGCCGATCGTGATCAACGACTACCTGCCTGCGAACGAGACGCAGGGCACCGGCACGAATATGTGCTCGGTGTACGCGGTTCGTGCCAACGAGCTCGACGGCGTGCATGGTCTGTACGGCGGTGACGCGGCCGGCATTCGTGTCGAGTCCATCGGCACCGTGCAGAACAAGGATGCGGTTCGCACCCGTCTGAAGTGGTACTGCGGCATGGCGCTGAAGAGCACCAAGTCTGTGGCCCGCCTCGCCGGTGTCAGCAACATCTAAAAATAAGTCAGCGGTGACTATGTAAAATGGGGGCCTCGTGCCCCCATTTTTCCGTCTGCTCAAGGTCGAGCGCCCCTAATTCCTTTCAGGAGATTCCCCAGATGAAGATCAAACTTGTCCAGCCCGGCTATGAAACCATGACCGGCTTTTTCGGCGTCGTCGAGTTCGTCGACGGCACCTCGGTCAACGACGTGACCCAGCGCGAAGCCGAATACCTCGGCTCGCTGGTGCAGATCGAAACCGAAGAGGGCGACAACCCCTC